TGATGTTCTACGAGGAGGTGCTGACCGACGACCAGGTGATGTCCACCTTTCAACAGCGGCAGTTGGCGCTGATATCTGTGCCCTGGGAAGTGACCCCGGGCGGACCATCTCGCCAGGACAAGAAAGCGGCCGACTTCCTGTCGGCCCAGCTGGAGAGCATTGGGTTCGACAACCTCACCAAGAAAATGCTCTACGGCATGTTTTACGGGTATAGCGTGGGCGAGTGTTTGTATGCCAGGGACGGATCTCAGGTGGTGCTCGATGGCCTCAAGGTCAGGAAAAGCCGGCGTTTCCGCTTCGCCCCGGACGAGTCTCTCAGATTGCTGACCATGCAGAATATGTGGGACGGCGAAGTGCTGCCCCCCAGGAAATTCTGGACTTACCAGTGCGGCGCCGACAACGACGACGAGCCCTATGGCCTCGGCCTCGCCCACTGGCTGTACTGGCCGGTATTTTTCAAGAAAAACGGAGTCACGCTCTGGCTCAAGTACCTCGACAAGTTCGCCCAGCCGACGACTGTGGGCAAATATCCGCGAGGCACATCCCAGCCCGAGATCAACACCCTGCTGCAGGCGCTGCAGGCGATCAACACCGACACGGGCATCGCTGTCCCGACCGGCGTTACTTTGGAGCTCCTGGAGGCAGCCAGATCCGGCACCGGCGACTATGCGACGATCTACGACCGAATGAATCAGGCGATCGCCAAGATCGTGCTCGGCCAGATGATGACCTCGGAAGCGGTCGGAGGGCACAACAAAGCGGACGTGCAGATGCAGGTACGGCAGGATCTGGTCAGGGCTGACGGCGACATGATCTGCAGCAGCTTCATGCGAGGTCCAGGAAAATGGCTCACCGAATGGAATTTCCCAGGGGCCAAAACTCCCAGGCTGCGGCGCATCGTCGAAGACCCAGAGGATCTGAAAGCGCGCGCGGAGCGAGACGCAAGTCTTTACAGCATGGGCTACAGGCCAAAGCTCAGGTACGTCCAGGACACCTACGGCGGGGAGTGGGAGGATGTGGGGGCGCCCAAGCCGAACGCCCCGCAGGCGCCGACACCCGACAATCCAGCCTTCGCGGAAGGCGATGTCGATGACGAAATAGACGCGCTGGAGAAGGAGATGCTGTCGGACTGGGAGAAAGTCACCTCCCCCGTCATGCAGCCCATCGTCGATTTGGCTGCCGAATGCGAAAGCTTCGAGGCGTTCCAGGAGGCACTTCCGTCGCTTCTGGGCAAAATGGATGTGGCAAAGCTCGTCGAGCAGCTCGCCCAGGGATCGTTCGCCGCGAATTTATGGGGCAGGCTGAACCCGGGATACGGAGGTGAGTGACATCGTTCTGCAGCCGCTTCCCCCTAAAGAGGCAATCGCTTTCTTCAGGCAAAAGGGCTTCAAAATCGGGTTCAATCACCAGGATGTTTGGCAAGAGGAGCACCAGGCGGCTTTTACGGTGGCCAAGGCAATGAGCGTGGACGTTCTCAAGGCCATTCGCTCCGCCGTCGACGACGCGCTCGCCAATGGCACGACGTTCCGCGACTTCCGCAAGAACCTGAAGCCGGTGCTGCAGCAGAAGGGATGGTGGGGGCAGTCCGAGATGATCGATCCGCTCGATGGTCAGAAAAAACAGGTGCAGCTTGGCAGCACCAGGCGGCTGGAGCTGATCTACGACACCAATCTGCGCACCTCCTACAGCGAGGGCAAGTGGCAGAGAATCCAGGCGAACAAGGGCGCTTTTCCTTATCTCATGTATTCCGGGGGGCATTCGGCGCATCCGAGGCCGCTCCACCTTGCCTGGAATGGGCTGGTTCTGCCTGCGGACGATCCGTTCTGGCAGGCGCATTACCCCGTGAAGGCGTGGCGGTGCAAATGCTACGTCATCCAGATGAACAGCCGCATGCTGGCGCGACAGGGGCTCTCGGTCGGATCGGCGCCAAAGGTCGAGTCCTACACCTACATCAACAAGCGAACCGGTGAGGTCCAGAAGATCCCGGCAGGGGTCGACCCGGCATTTCATTACGCACCTGGCGGACGTCAGGGTGCGCTCAACTCCTACCTGGCGTCGACGCTGGATAGCGCAGATCGTCCGCTGGCCGCAGCTGCCGTATCCGACCTCGTCAAAAGCGCTGCATTCAAAAGCTTCTACGAGAAGCCGGAAGGGGCGTTCCCCGTCGCGGTGCTTGCGGCAGCGGATGCCAAGGCGCTCGGCGCGGGCACCAATACGGTCCGGCTGTCTGATGCGACCATGCAGAAGCAGATCGAGGTCCATCCCGAAATCACCTGGGATGAATATGGCGGCGTGCAGGAAGCCATCGATAAGGGCGAGCTCATCCAGGATTCCGATAACACTGCGATCTATCTATGGGAGGACGGGGGGTACGTGACCGTGGTGAAGGCCACCAAAAGCGGGAAGGCGCTTTACATGACGAGCTTCCGCAGGCTCTCTCGAGACGAAGTGAAACGGGATGAGGAGGTGAAGCGTCTCCTGAAGAAAAAGCAGTAACGGGCGGTGGGGCCCCCCAGTCCGCTTTCGCGGCAACCCCACATGGCGCTCCAGTCTTTCGACTGTGCTACGGCCGGGGGAATATCACCGTGTCACGCCCGTGTTTGAAGTATGCGCCCTGGTGCGAATTTATGCAAACGCCGTATAATGCGCCAGAGCGATTATTTTGCCCGCGCCGCTACCTTCACCTGTCGCGGGAAATTCTCCCCCGTTAACCCCCCGTTAAATTCAGCCAGAAAGACATTCGCACCTTGGTGCGCTCCCCCTGGATTTCATCCCGGGGTTTCTTTGCGCGAAAAGTTGGGGTAGAGTAAAAAACATCTGCCGGGAAGTTCTTCCCGGAAGCGCTTCCTCCTTAACCCGTCCCGCACCAGGCTTCACAATGCGTCTCATCACATCGAGGAGATGCAGTGAAATCTATCCAGATTTTCAAGCCAGGCAAGCACACGGCCATGAGTGGCTCGACGCTCGCATTCAGCGAGAGCGATCTTCAGGCCACTGCTGCCGCCTACGATCCCGCGAAGCATGAAGCGCCGATCGTGATCGGCCACCCCCAGGCCGATGCGCCCGCTTACGGGTGGGTCAAGGACCTGAAATTCGCGGATGGTCTGTGCGCCTCCCCGGATCAAGTCGACCCGCAGTTCGCCGAGATGGTCCGGGCGGGAAAGTTCAAGAAGGTCTCGGCCAGCTTCTACACCCCGGATTCCCCGTCCAATCCCGTGCCCGGCGTCTACTACCTCAGGCATGTAGGATTTCTCGGCGCGCAGCCCCCCGCGGTCAAGGGTCTGAGGTCGCCTGAGTTCGCCGATGCGGAGAAAGGCATCGTCGAATTCGGCGACTGGACCGATGTGCAGAACGCATCCCTGTGGCGCAGATTGCGGGAATGGATGATCGGCGAGAAGGGGCTTGATGTCGCGGACAACATCCTCCCCGATTACGCAGTTCAGTCGCTCGAGCAGAATGCCTTGCAGAGCGATCCAGACGACGAGGCGGATTCACCCGCGCCTCAATTTTCAGAAACCAAAGGAGCTGGCATGACCGATGAAGAAAAGGTGCGCCTTGCGGCGCTTGAAGCTGAAAACGCAAAGCTGAAGAAACAGGCAGGCGAGCAGCAAAAAGCTGAGATTCACGCCGCGAATGCCGCGTTCGCAGAAAAACTCGTCCAGGAAGGCAAGCTGCTGCCCGTGCAGAAGAGCGTCTGCGTGGCCACGCTGGACTTTGCCGAAAGCTGCGAAACCGTTGTCGAGTTCGGAGAGGGCGACGAGAAAAAACCCCTCAAGGATGCGATTCGCGGGTTCCTGGAGTCGCTCCCCAACCAGGTGGAGTATGGCGAGCTGTCGAGAGACAAGGGCGCCGAGCGCACCGTCGAGTTTGCCGGCGCGCCTGGCTACACCATCGATCCGGCAAAGCTCGACATACACGCCAAGGCGCTCGCCTACCAGGAGCACCACAAGGTGGATTACGTCACGGCAGTCAAAGCCGTCGGCGGCAACTAAGGAGATCATCTGATGAGCAAGCAATCGAGGCCGCTATTCACCCTTTCATTCACCGCTCAGGCCGCGGTGATCCCTTATCGCGGAGTCGACTTCACCGGCGCGCAGATAGCCGCCCAAGGCGCAGCTCCCGCAGCTATCGCCAGGCGCCCGGCTGCAGCAGGGGAGCCGTTCGAAGGCACCGTCATCGGCACGGAGATCTGCGAAGCCGGTGCGGCAGTCGCCGCGGGGCAGCTCGTGCAGATGGATGCCCTGGGCCGCGTCATCCCGGCCGATCCTGCGACGATCGCCGCCGGTGCGACAGCCGTCACTTCGACGGGGGCGAACGGAGGGATACTTTCTGGAGCGTATTTGCCGGAAGCCATTGTCGGGCGCGCGCTGCAAGCTGCCGCGGCCGCCGGCGACTTCATCGAAGTGCTGTTGAAGCTGTAATCCACCATTTACCAAGGAATCGACATGAAAACCTACCGCATCAATATAGTCTGGGCAGTCTGCTTCGCCCTGCTCGCCGCCGTGGCCGCGCACTTCGGCATCCTGCATCACGATAGCGCGATGACCTTTGCCTTTGCGGGCATTACGATGAGCGGCATGGACACCCGGATCATCGATCCGATCCTGACCAACGTGGCCCAGGGCTATCAGAACTCCGAATTCGTCGGCAGCGTGCTCTTTCCGCCCGTTCCGGTCCAGACCTCCGGCGGCCAGATCATCGAATTCGGGCGTGAAGCCTTCAAGCTCTACAATGCCAGACGCGCTCCAGGCGGCACGACCAGGCGCATCCAGTTCGGCTACCTCGGCAAGCCCTTCACCTTGCTGCAGGACTCGCTCGAAGGGCAGGTGCCGCGCGAATATCTGAGGGATGCCAAAATCGTTCCCGGCATCGACCTGGGTGCTCGTGCGATCAACACGACCATGAAAGCACTGAGGCTGACCCTGGAATACGACCAGGCAAATCTGGCCACGACCGCCGCCAACTACGACGCCCAGCATCAGGTCGCGCTCTCGGGTGGCTCGAAATGGTCCGCATCGACCGGCAACCCGCTCACAGATGTCGACACGGGCCGCGAAGCGATCAGAGAGGCGGTGGGCATATACCCCAACACCTTGCTCATGTCCGCCCAGGCATTCGTCGCTGCGAAGAACAATCCGAACGTCATTGCCAGATTCCAGTACAACTCTTCGGTGCCGATCGACGGCACGAGCATCACCACCCAGATGATGGCCGGGCTTTTCAACGTCGATCGCGTAGTGGTCGGCAAGGCGATCTACATGAACGACGCGGACGTCTCCTCGGACATCTGGGGCAACAACGCCATACTGGCGTATGCCCCCGAAAAGCCGAGCAGCATCGAAGAGCCGTCCTACGGGTACACCTACACGATGGAGGGGAACCCGATGGTTGAGCCGACGTACTACGACGCCAACACCAAGAGCTGGATATACCCGGTCAACTTCGAGCGTGTGCCGGTGCTCTCCGGCATCACCTCTGGCTACCTGATTCAGTCCCCCGCATAACCCCACCCGACGGCAGCGCGCTACAGGGCGCCATAGGGCGCCCTGCGCAACCGAAATTACAGGAGAAGAAAATGGCAAAGTTCAAAGTCAAGACGCCTGTCCGACACGACGGCGACAACTACGAGGTCGGCAAGGTCATCGAGCTGAAAAAGAAAGCCCATGCCGCTCCTCTGCTCGCCCTCGGCGCAATCGAGCCAGTCAATGCATCCAAGCTCGTCTACGAAGAAGACGGTGCTGCGAGCGCCGACGAGTAAGCCAGGATACCCGGGATGACCTACGCTACCGCATCCGATCTGCTGAGCCGCTTCGATCCTGACGAGATCGCGCAGCGCACGGACATGTCTGTACCCAGGGTCGTGACCGGCGCGCTGCTGGTACAGGCTGCCTCCGGCGCCGTGCTGAGTCCGACGGACCAGCAGTCGGTCGCGGCACCGATGGCCAAGATCGTCCAGGCGCTGCAGGATGCCGAAGACACCATACACGGCTTCATCATGGGGCGTTACTCGGTGCCGCTGAGTAACGCGCCTCAGGCAATCGTGCTGGCAGAGTGCAATCTGGCCAGATATTTTCTGTACGACGAGAATCCTCCGGACACCGTCACCAAGCGGTATGAGGCGGCGATAGACCTGCTCAAGTCACTCCGCGACGGCAAATCGGATCTCGGGCCCGCCGGCCCAAATCCTGCCCAGGACCCCGTGGGCACGGTCATGATTGCCCAGGGCAACAAGACCTTCCGAGACTGCGAGCTCGATGCGTACAAGAACACCCTGACCGGGAACGCTTTCGGCTATACCGGGGGTAATCC